GGCTTAGGTTTACGAGGTGCATTGAAAGGTTCAGTATTCAATGGATGGCAGAAGATTGTAGCTAACGATCTTCCTAGGAGTGAATTTTGGTACGGTCTTGACTTTGGTTACACTAATGACCCTACGGGTATAGTCAGAATATATTACAACAAGAAGCTTAACACTATATCGCTGAAAGAAGTGTGCTACAAGACTGAATTAGATAATAAGCAGATATCTGATATTATCAAAGAAGATTGGTATGACGCTTATCATTTGATTTGGGAAGACTTCGAACACAAGATATATAGCAATAATGGTTATATGTATGTATCTTCTGCTTCTAGTAACGAGGAAGAATTAAATGAGGACCTTCTTGGAACATGGCACAATGGAACAATAGAGGAGGTCCTACTTAAAGAAATGTGGGCGGATGAGTCTCGTTTGATTAAGTTACTAATATTTTATAACTTTGACTCGAGACAGATTAAGGAGATATGCAAGCAAGTCAAGAGGTTACAGAAGCCTAAGAATGTATATTGCGATAGTGCAGAACCTAAGAGTATATCTGAACTTAAGGGACACGGCATTGACGCTTACCCTGCAATTAAAGGACCTGGTTCGATAATGACAGGCATACAATTAATACGTAGGCTTAACGTTGTTTATACTTCTGATAGTGATAACCTAGAGGTAGAGGTTAGTAATTATTCATGGAAGAAAGACAATAAGACCGACGAGTATATTAATGAGCCGATAGACAAGTACAATCACCTTATGGACGCACTAAGATATGGAGTATTTACACATTTCACACGAAATAGATGGCTATGATAAAGATAGAAATAGGAAGATCACGAAAGACAGAACAGAAAGACTATACAGGTCAGTCTGTTAAGAATAACAGAAAGAATAAGTATTTACAGCAGTTACTAAGAGCGGTAGGTTATAGAGAATATGCTTACCGTGAGATTAACCCCGAATACTTAACAAGGATATTCTCCTCTACAAAGGGAGGTAATCCTGTTGTGTATAAGCTTATCGAGACTAGGTCCCGTCTTACGGCTGAGGTCTTTAATTACGTCAAGGTGCGTGATGTTAAGACTAAGAAAGTTATTGAGAATAGTCCTGCTCTTGCATGGCTGAACAATGCTAACTACTTAGAGAATACCTTAGACCTGTTAATTAAGCGTATCTCAGTAGACTATGACCTGTACGGCGAGTCTTTCACGTATAAAGAGACTACGGGTGTATCATCATATCAAAGCATGAAGTTATTCCCAATGTTCCCCGAACTTGTCGAGGTGGTCCTTGGTGGTATAAGAAATCCTATCGAGGGATTCACCGTTGACTATGTAGCTAACGATACTATCGACCCCGAGGAAGTTATGTGGCTAAGAAGTTATAACCCGAACCCTAATGCAGGATATAGGGGACTTTCTCCACTCGTAACAGCTTCTAAGCTTATTCAGATGCTAGATGCAGGTGATAGCCGTATGCTTAATCTATTCGGCAATGGTGGGGTTGATTACTTATTGGCTCCTAAGCCTATTACGGGTGATGGTGCTGAATTTGGATTAAAGGATGAAGATATTGAGGACACTGAGGATATTATTAATGATAGCGATAACGCAGGAAAGAGTAAGATTCTTAAGATACCATTGGATAAGATAGATATAGGCTCTAGTCCTGTTGACTTAAACGTACTAGAGACATCTACATTTGCAATCAAGGTACTATGCTTCATCTACTCATTTCCTTATTCAATGTATGAGGATATTGCAAAGTACAGCAATCAAAAGGAAGCTAAGAAGTTGCTATATACGCAGATTGGAATACCACAGGCCACAATGATAGCGCAGGCTTTAACTCGATTCTTAGGGTTGAGCGAGCAAGGTCAAGAGTTATATATAGACATTGACTCTATCGACGCATTACAGGACGATAAGAGCACTATCCTAGACTCACACAATAAAGCTAGGACATCTATTAATGAGCGTAGAGACGTGCTAGGCTTGGAGAGGTTGAAAGACAAGATATACGACGAGCCTGTTCTATCGATGGGTGACCAACTCGGATACATCGAGGATGATGGGTTAGGACTCGACGACGGTGGGGAAGAATAAAATAAAAAGAACAATTATTAATTTAGTTGTTCTTTTTTTTGTGGTTTAGGAATTAATCACTATATTTGTATTGTAATCAATAATTAAATGATATGAAAATAAAAGATTTAGAATTAGTAGCAGGTAGTTGTCTTGACTGTGCGTTCCATAAAACTAATTGGGACTGCTGTGGTGCAATGAAAGAAAACGGTATAATAGAGAGTGAGTTAGACAAACAAGTCGGAGATTGTTGTAGTGGAGATGGTGATAAATGTTACAAATTAAAGCAGAAGGAGAACCAACCAAATGAAGAAAATACGAAAATTCCTAGACGATAAAATATGGTGGCTAGGAGCAGGACTTAACGCAATAGCAGGTATATTATGGTGGTGTGATGGTGATGCTAAGTCGGGCATCTATCTACTGCATGTAGCCATGTTATTATCAATTATAGCAAAGAAAGAAAGTATCATTAAAAAACTAAACAAATGAAAAAAGTATTAGATCAAGTCGCAGAAATGCTAGAGAGAAAAGAAATCGAGAGTTATTCAGTTCATCAAGGTAAGATTATTGTTGAGCCTTTGAGCGGTGAAGAGAAACCGCTATTCACAAATAGCTTGGGTGAGAAGTTTTTTGAGGGGGATAGGGTTTATTTTGTTGGTAAGTTAACTTTAAGAATTCTTTCTCAAAACATAGACGAAATCCTATTTTATAAGGAAAATAAAGGCACTACCGAAATAATGACAAAAGAGTCGGCTGAGAAGTGGATTGAGGAACATACTAAGAAAGAGATTGAGCCTATTAAGGGGGAGATTTATTTTTGTACTTGTAAGGGTAGTGGAAATAGTTATGTGTTCAGAGCAGACGCAGGAGTTTATAAAACTAGTCACAGCACTTCTGTAAGTATGGATGATAATAGTTTTTCCATGAATCCTTGTATAACTCCCGACGACGATATTAAAACCCTAAGATTAGTCACAGAGGAGGAAAAGGCAAAGCTAATCAAAGCAGAAGAAGAGCATGACAAGTTTTGGAGTGATGAGAAGAAAGATTTCTTGAAGCTTGAAGATGTATATTATAAGGCTGATATTAGACAAGATTTAAAGGATATTAGTAATGTTGTTGATATTAGTATGCTTAGTGATTGTTATGATTTTAATATGTCACGCTTATGCGTATTCATAACACCTAACAATACTATATTAAATGCTAATAGTTGTAATATGAATAGACTTCAAGTAAATAAACAAACATTCATAACACTTTTGAAAAATCATAAGTAACCAACAGTTCGGAAATCCCGAACAGTTCAAAGCCCCGTTATTAAATTAGTGGGGTTTTTCTTATATTTACACTATGAAGAAAAGAATATCAGCTAACAGAAAGAGACAATATAAGGCTATGCGGAAGATAGCTAGTAAGTACGAGTCTAGGCTTTATGCGAATATCGTAAGAGAACGCGATAAGAGCGTAAATAAGCTAATCAAATCGCTCAAAGGTAAAAGTATAAAGGATGCTAAAAAGGTTATCTTAGATATGAAGAATGAGGACTATTTTAAAGGGTTGTTTGTTAACATGTATAACTATGTTGGTGTTAAGGTAGCTAAGAGACAATCTATATTGTTCGGTGCTGCACTTAAGGCTGAGGATAACGTGCTTGAGACGGAATGGAGACAACAATTAAAAGAGTTCGCGGCTACACATGCAGGTATTCGCATTAAGACTATGTCTAAGACGCTAAGAAATGACCTTATAAGCTATCTTGACAATATAGTAGCAAATGCTATTGAGGAGGGTACGAGTATTGAGAGAGTTACCGACGAGATCACTAAGTTGATGGGTGAAGAATACAAGGCTGCTAGATGGCAAGTACGACGAATTGCACACACTGAGACGATGCACTGTGCAGGTAAGGC